CCCTACCCTCTCGACTCCATCCCCCCTCCCTACCCTCTCACCTTCACACATGCAGACTCTTGCATATGTCCCCCTCCCTACCATCTCACCTTCACACATGCAGACTCTTGCATATGTCCACCCCACGGGGGGGGGGGTTGATCGCTTCGTCCCGATCCGACCCCACGGGGTGCTATTGACACCCAACCTCCAGTCTCTACAAATTTTTATGAAAACCTTAGATCTCACCTATCTGAAACCAAACACCAGTGCGTAGTAAATTTTATGAAAACCTTATAGTGGGGATATGGTAACTTTTATGAGAGGGTTATGAGAGGGTTATGAGAGGGTTATGGGGCTACAACTTTGATGTATTCTGGAGGTGTGATAGTGTAGGGGATGCTTCTGGCTTGTTCTTCTGTTACCAAGAATCGCTCTAGGGGTATAAGAGTGTGTTTGTCTTCTGTTGGATGTTTCTCTGTGAAGTGATTGGTGATGATTCTTTGGATCTCTTCTATGCGGTGTTCGAGTGCTTGAGTATAGTTGGCTGGTTCGAGGATCTTGGTGATCTCTTGTTGTGTTTTGTTTGGGAAGAGTTGGAGGTAATAGATAGGTTTCCATGTACCGTTTGAGTGGTTGATGGTGTTATACATACCTTTTGAGATCCCAAAGTCTGAGGCTACCATACAGGAGCGGGTGATCTCTCCTAGTGCGTTGTATGCGAGAAGGAAGCCGAGTTGTCTTTCTCCTACTTTTTCATCATCCAAGAATTGCGTATAGTAGAGGTGAGAGGCAAGAGGGTTGTGTCCGTGTTTTGTGAGAAGTCTCGCAGCAAGAAGGGCGTAGGTGTAGTAGATGGCTTTGATGTGGGGATCTGGTGATGCGTATGGAGACTCAAGGAGATTTGGGTATGATCTGTTGTTGATGTCTTTTTGTTGGTAGGCAAGAAGCTGTATGGCTTCTTGTTGTTGGTATTGGATTTCGTCGAGGTTGTCGATAAGGGAGTTAAGTGCGGCGGGTGTGAGGTTGAGGTTCTTTGCGTTTTGCATGGTTGGTTTGTTTCCTTTATTCGTATCAAAGGTCTTCTACGTTTCGAGAGAAGACGACTTCGCTGCACTCAATATACTTTCCATTTGTAGAAATCAGTATCCATCGGCCCATGAAATTATAGTCAAATGCGATGTACCACTCGTTTTTGTCAGTTTTGATACTGTAGAGTGGAGCATCCTTCGGTGGGATGCCACGGATAGCGTTTTCATTTTCGATGATCTTCTCGTATTTTGTTGGATGTGTCATTGGCTTTGTATCCTTATGGCTCAGTTTGGGTTAAAGTATTCACCGCGCTTGTGCTTTCCTGTGCTGGAGATAAAACACTTCATCACGTTTGGGGCGGCTTTGTCGGAGTGCTTGTATAGACATTGGATATGATCATGGCAAGCGATCTCGTCGTAAGTCTGTCCACCATCTGTTGATAGCACACGCTCGTAGCAAGAGCGGCTATTACAAAAGAGGCAGGTATCTTTTCTTTTTCTTTTCATGGTTTTGTTTCCTTATGGTTTGAAGAGGGCATCTTCGAGGTGTTGTTGCTCTTGCTTGAGGTTATCTTCTTTTTGCTTCTGGTATGTTTTGAGTAGTGCGATAAGTTGAGACCTTTGTGTATGTCTGTTTTCTTTGGCGAGGTTCATGTAGATGTCTATCAGATCAGGTATATTTTTGCTTCGGTATTCGTGGTAGATTTTTGCGAGGTAGTTTAGGCTTTGGTTTGACATGGTGTGTTCCCTCTTGTGTATGTTTGCCTTCTTATTTACTACACAAGAATAGAGAAGATGTCAATGGGGAAGTGTGGTGGGTGTGTATTTATTCTACCTTGGAGAGATTGATCGTGTTGTTGTCTTTGTCGTAAAAGGCGTAGTCTGGGCCGTCATGTACGTTCTCCTCAGAGAATCTGGACATATCTTGGTCTCCCCCTGCATCTAGGAACCAAGCGACGAAGGCATCTTTTTGGGCTTCTGTCTCGAAGGTGAAGGTGAGGGTATGCTTGGGTGTCTCTGGTGAGGATACAGGTGGTGCGCCAGTCATACGGGCTTCACCAAGAACGCAAGCCTCGCCTGTGGGGTACTTGTTTGTCTGTTCTTGTTCTTCAATCCAAGGGCCGATCACGTCCATATCGTGAAGACGTGGATCGGTCTCGTCTGTAGAGAATTTACCCTCTCTATCGCAGACATAGCCTTCACCCGCTGATCCCCCCAAATTGAAGGGTACACCGTGACCACCAGAGATCACACGGAAAAACCAGCCATTCCTCCACGATTCTTGACACACAACCTTGCTACCATTCTCGGTAGTGTATTCTTTTCCGAGTTCAAACATCTTCTTTACTCCTTTTCGGTTTTAGTGGCTTCGATTGAAGATGCAAGAGAATTCTGTAGAGTGTCGTTATTCTCGTACTTTGCACAGAAGGCGATCCACCAGTCACGGATCTTTGTTGCATCTTCTACTGAGATGAAAAGTTCGGAAGTACCCCAATCGTCCCTTATTGAGACGCAAGCCTGTTTATCGGGCGGGTAATCTTCAAGACGAAGATTTTCATCTTCGTTCACTTGGCACTCAACTTTCAGTTTTTCGAGTTGCTTATCCATGATAGTCTCCTTTTAGTTTGTCAGATAATGATAGCCAATACGCAGAGGGCCGCACACCGCAAGAATAGCGGTAAAGAATACGGTGTTATAGGTCACACCAAAAATAACAAGGAATGGTAGGATCAACCATGACACAAGGGCAACATAGAAAATCAGGTTGTCTAGTTTGTTTATCATTGGCTTGCTTCTCCACTTCGATCCACCGCATCATACAGCGCCGCTTTGCGCGTTCATGGTTATAGCCTTCATCACGCTGTTCTTGGAGACAGGCATCCCTCCATTTCGTTTTCTGTTTGTAGTCGTAGGCGATAGTTACGACGACTGCACCGAAGACCAGAACCACAAAAATCATAAACCAAAGCACGTAATTAGCCGCATTAGTCTGCACGATCTTTCTCCTTTTACCCTTGAAATAGGGCTTCCTCGTAGTGTGAGAAGGCCGCTGGTAGTTGTTTCTCGATCATCTTTTGCCTATGTTCGGCCACTGTCTCTTTCAGAATATCGATCTCGCAGTGCAAAAGAAGCATACTGCGGTAGAGTTCATCGTGTTTTATGTTACGTCTTCGGTTTTTTCCGTCATACTCAGGAAAGACAGGTTCGGTGCATAGGTAAGCGCCAGTCGTCCCCGTTGTGCAAAAGGAGACGGACTTGACCTCTGGCTCGTCGCTCTTGTATTGAAAGGCGGCTACAACCTCGTAGCAGCGATATTTATTATGGAAACGCTTAGGACGCTTCGTGTAGAGCCTTACGGTTGCCACCCACTGCGTAAGATACTTATATCGTATGCGTGTGTGGTCAAAGGTTTGCTTTATGCGTCCAGAAGGTGTATTGACTTCAATCGTTATAGGGTTAAAGGTTGCTTGCATTATTTACATCCTCAAGCGTAGGTGGGTTGAGATGCAGCCCTTTAGATCCATAGGCAAGGATCATCCACTCGGTATCAAAGAAAGCCTCAAACACTGTCTTATTTTTAGGGTTGTATCGAAAGAAGTACCCAGAGACGATCAGGTCAGGTAGCGCCCCAGAGAAAAGTTGTAGCGGTACGCGGCTCTTTGCAAAAGCCATCACGTTATGCCCCCACGAAGCGCCAATACCTGCGTGTGCGAGAACAGATATGGTTGATCCGTTGTGGGTGATCTTCTCGTAGGAGTTTGCACCATCTACCTTCTTTGCGGTGAGCGGAACCTTTACCGCAGACCATACCATACTTTTCATAGACTTTACCTTTCAGTCGTAAATATCGTCACTTGAATCTTCATCGGCCAAAAATAGTACACCAACAAAGCCAACAAACCCAAGCATCACAACAAATGAGATTAGGAATAGTAACTTCAACAGAATCTCCATTACCACCTCCCATACAAAGCACCGAGCGCCCAACCAATAGCAACACCAAGAGAGAAGGCTACACAGAGGCAAAGGATCACTTCGCTTGGAGTGGATGGCATGATGTTCCTTTGCCTTCGAGGAAGGGTGCGGCTACGTTCTCGAACCAGAATTCATAGTGGTGTGAGAATGTGAGTTGGGTCGCACAGGTAGTAAGAAGGGCGTTGGGGTGGATTTCCTTGAACCGATCAACCCAAGACTTCATTTGGACAGCCTTGAAGGCGTTTCCTGAGTGAAGTATAACGTGACCTTGAGGTTTGACTTCTGGAAGGTTCTCTTCCCACAAAGAGAGAAGGTCAAAGCCTGTTTCTCCTGCATGGAGTTGGTGATCGAGGCACAGGACATCGAAAGATGTTTCCTTCATAGCCGCAAGTGCTTCCTCTACGGTCTCGCACTCTAGGTGGGCGCAGTTGTAGCCTTGTATAGCGAGGATACGAGACAGATTCACCTCGATCAGATCGTGTTTTGAGCGGTTATCGTCAAGGATAAGGATATTGAGTACATGGGACATAGGCTTTTCTCCTTTGGGGTGTTGGATTAGATCAACCAGTGGGCGTCGATCTGGTCTTTTGCGAGTTTGAAAAGAGGGAGATTGGTTACTTCATTCCAGTCTGTCAGAAGGGCACGATCTTTGATCTTGCGGAGAAGGCTACAGCAGTTTAGGGTATTCGATCCCACAAAACGACACAGACGATCACGGTAGAGATACCAAGGCGGAACCATATCGTTACCAAGAATCAAGAAAGCAAGGGCTTCAAGAGCCACAGAGTCGAGCGCAACCGTAAGGAAGTGGATAAGAGGTTCTTGAGGCGCAGAGCCTTTGATAAGAAATCTCCGTTCCCATTGGTCTTGAAGTCGAGCCATCTCACCCGATTGTATCTGCAAGATCGTTTGCATTTCCAACTTTGTGATGTCAGTAACCCAATCACACCACATACCATCGTGTGTATCTTTGTATTGTGGGGTAGTGAATCGGTTGATAGATTTCAAGTGCTTGGATGTCTTCTCACCAAGAAGCAGACCGAGTGCAAGGTTGATCGCACAATCGTATTCCGAGGTCTCAGGCTTGAAGAATTGCTGGACGGGTTCATTTGGGTTGTACTGTTTCCAGAGACTGAGGTTGTTTTGGAATTTCATGGTTTTACCCTTTCTTGGTTAGTGTGATCTTCTTGATCACCGAGGATGTTTTATGTTCTACACCAAGAAAGAGATCCTGTCAACAACTTTTTTACACAATAGGTTGGATAGAGATCTCGCCTCGGTGTTCACATAGGGCCGCTACGATAGCGCGGATGTAGTCTTTACCCTCTTCGTTGATACCGACAAGGGCAAAAGAGATAATCGGGTGGGTATGAAAGCAGAAGATCACTCGTAGGTTCTTCTCTTTTGGTTGTTTGAACTGGCGTAGGATGGTGTAGATACGTCTAGCGTGGGTGTTTTCGAGGAAGTACGACATATAGGCTTTACGTTGGGCGGCGAGATTGCAGAAGTGGTAGGCAGTAAAGTATTCGGGTTTGGAGTACACCATATCATCGGTTACGGTGATATAGCACTTAGATGTACCAAGAGCGTCTTTCATAGCCGCGTAGAATGACTCAAAGCCTCCTTTAAGGGGCGAATCTACCAGAATTGTGCGTGATGCGCGGTTGGCTTGGATATGAGCCATACGTTCGCGGATCTTGTTGTCGGTGTAGATCGGGCTAACGATATTTCTTACATCCAAGAAGCCATCATAACCGACAAACTGATCGTCCATCTCAAAGGCAACAACTGTAGTGCGATCTGCCATATAGCAGGTATCATTGTGGAAGTGAACCTCGGAGACCTTACCAGAGATCGGTAAGGTTGGGAGTAGCTTGCGTACCTTTTCGATATTCGCAAGGGTCTTCTCTGTTGCGTATCGGTATTGCACCATCATGCCAACCCCTCCATTTCGATGATCTTGTAGGTTATATGTTGCATACCCTCAGTAAGATCCTTCTCCATCACCTCGTACCCCTTGTAGGAGAGATGCCAGTAGGTGTGTGTATAGTAGTGTGTGCTGATCTTCGCGTGGTATTTGACTTCCACAGTATATGTTTGACCTTTGATCTCAACGGGTATCGTTGTTGGTATCATCTTTTTTCCTTCTTGTGCTTGTGGCAACCCAAACATCTACAAGGTCTCCGCCAAAACCCTCGCTTGTGGTGACAATTGGGGGTGCAGTGTAGAGTGGAGACCATGTTTTTACAATGGCTAGGGCTTGTGTGTAGGTGATTTTTCGAGAAATACGCAGGTCGTAGAGTGGAGGTGGGGGTGTAGATGTCATGGTTTGGTTGTGTTTTGTGTCGGGTTACTTTGGCCCCAAGCGTAGGATACACCTTTTAGGGCAGTAGAGATTGCGATTGGCATATCAATCTGGAAGTTCTTGCCGTACTTTTTGAAGTATTTTGGTGAGAAGATCATAGTGTCAGCCCAATCTGGACGCGGGATCTCTGAGAGTTTTGGTTTGTCTGCATGGTCGCCTTCTTTTCCTTTGTAGATCATTATTGTGTATCCTTCTTGATAAGATGAAGACCTCGGATAGCTGCACGAGATCTCTGTACGATAGATGGTAGGTGTTCAAAAGCCTTTGGTGTGTATCCGATCTCTTCGGTATGTTGGATCAAAGCATCTGCAAACTCGCGTACAATTCTTCGTAGTTCTTCTGCTTCGGCTTCTGCGGTAGCCAGAGACTCGTTTAGTTTGACGTTCTCTCTTTGAAGATCTACCGCTTGTAGTAGAACAGTATTCTCAAACTCTTCAAAGTCGATTTCTGGTATAAATGTCATGGTTTAGCCTTTCTCGACAAATAGAATATAGACGGGCTTGTCTAATTCTCGCATACACTGAATCATGTGGGCTGTGCCTCTGCTTTTTCCATCCCATATCGCAATAAGGGCATCCGCAAAACGAGACATCTTGCGGTTACGGATAAAACCTGCGGCATGTTGTCCGTATTGTTGCCAGTAGGCGGGGAATTTGTGGATCTGCTCGTTTGTGAAGCCGTTTTGTTCGGCCCAAGCGATTGCACAGGTGTCGATACCTTTTGCCTTCCCTGATACTACGGCTGTGATATTGAACTCGGATGCCTTTACAGCGGCATCTACAAGGCTAATATCATTTATCCAGCGTGATCCTGCAATAATCACTTTCATCTTCCACCTCTAGGGTCTTTTGGCCCCTCTACAAAGGCAATTTCAACCCTGTGATCTTGTAAGTAAGATACACCGTTCTCACCAAAAAATCCACCATCCACAACGAAAACCTTGGTGATACCCGCGTGGTGTATCAGCTTTGCACACATAAGGCAAGGCTCACCTGTCACGAATAGCCAAGTTCCGCGTGTAGGTGTACCAAAATCTGCGGCGTTACAGATCACATTCATCTCTGCGTGGTGGCATCCGACCTCGACCTGAGTACCAGACGTTATCTTCTTGGTGTCTCGTAGGCAACAGTCACCACCGCAGAGTTCTCCGCCTTTACGGGGAGGGCCGTTGTAACCCTCACCTATGATCTGATTGCGTTCTGGATCGAGAAGTAATGCCCCAAACTTACGGCGAGAGCAAGAAGAGAGTTGAGATAGGGCAAGGCACTGTGCGATCCGCACGTCTATATGCTTTTGCTTCATACGTCCATGTCTTCTGTTGCGGGTTTGAACTCCGAACAATAGAACGGCTGTGGGCATTGTCCGATCTTAGTCTTGTCGTTGAAGCAGCGTAGTACACCCGTGAAGGCGTGAGAGTATTGACAGGTAGAGCAGTCCTTTCGAGTATTCACAAAGGCTGCGTGATGGATGGGTATCACCTTGTCAGGCTTAACAAGATCAAAGTCTTCCGACTCCAAGATGAAGGAGAGTTCGTCAAGGATCTCGTCGTAGCAAGATCTCACGATTCTTGCACCTTCTGGGATGTTACTTGCCAAGATCTCTATGAATCTTGCGAATTGGATAGCATGTGTAGTGCAAACAAGCACTTTCCAACGCCTCTCTTCACCGCTGTAGTTTGTAGCACCTGCAAGCGTGATGGTCTTTTCAGAATGGAGACTTTGCATTGGCGTTCTTCTCCTGATCTTTGGCTTTCTGCCAGTATTCCAGTTCCTCTTGCATGGTCTTGTATTCGTCAGAGAAGATGTGTGGCTTTCTGTGGCGGTACTTATGGAGGATACGGTTACCCAAGATGAAATTGGCGTCGTATCCGAGGTCAATATAGTGCATGGTCAGACCAAGAGCCTGAGAGAGAACGTCATTCAACTCGGCAAAAAGTAGGTCAGGCTCGTTTGTGTCGAGCAATTCTTGGGCTTCTTTGGCAATAAAGATCCTTCTTGCTTCGGATGATTGGGCCTTTGACCACTCGGAGTTCTGGTTATCAAGAAACATAACATCCACGGCATCGCAAATTGCGCGTTTTACCTTTTCTATTTCTCGGTTCATCGTCACACCTTGAAGAACGTAGCATAGATTGAGACTAAGACCATGAAGAAGATAGCGACGTATAGGCCAAGATCGAGGTAGGAGATGTAGAATTCCTCTTGATCTGTCTCTATTTCAGCGAGAAGGTCTGTGGTTTCTGTCCAGAAGGCTTGTTGTCTCTCTTCGTCGATCTTGTTGAGAGCGAGAAGTTCTGTAGCAGATTTCATAAGCATATCTGCACAGTCTTCGGCTTCTTGTAGGTTGTCGTCGTTGAGGTGCTGTTGGATAAGCCGCAAGTGCTGGTATCCAAGGTATGCGGTATGCTTTGATGCCGCAATGAATGTGAAGATGGTCTGCACTTCTTTTTCATCAAACATCTCAGCGAACGTCAGAGTTGGCAGGTCATTGTCCTGTTCGGTATCCAATTCCAAGTTATCGAAGTTCTCTTCTTGGTATTGCTCTTGTTTATAGCGAGACATCTTGTTGTACTTTCTTGTATGTGCGCTCAAAGGCTTCTATAGCGCGTTTTGGTGTGGGGTAACAGCTAGGGTAGGCTGTCCTTATCAAGCCGTCTCTATAGGCAACTACACACCTTCCTCGTGTAGTCTGTACGATGTGGATAGCGGTCTTCTTGCAACGAGCAAAACCTGTCTTGATTGATCCATCTCTGATCTGCGTGAGAAGATCTTCATACTCTTCTGGCGTAAGATCTAAAGACCAACGCTCTCTTAGTCGATCTCTTGTGTGTTGATAGGCAGCTTTGTATTCATCTGTCATGGTCTTCTCCAAACAGAAGATTCACCCAAACAGCATAGATGTAACACGAACCAAAGATAACGAGAGCCTTGTTACCTGTATGCAAACCGTAGCCTAGAGAGAGTGCAGGTAGAACCATATCGATCAACAAAGGTAGGACATCTAACAAGAGAAACCGTATTATTCCCATCGTCTGTACTCCATAGTACAAGGTGGACGTTCGGATGTCAATCTTTTTTTGGGAGGATACCATGCGTAGAACGGATAATTTCTACTTGGAAGCAATACAGAGACTTTACAACATATCCAACGAGATCTTTGGTGTGGGTACATTTCAGATGAAGGGTCAAGGCTGGTGGAGTAGGGCTGTGTGCTGGTGGGCTTCTTTCTTGAGGTGGGTGGTGACGCTTGGCCGAGAGTGGGACTACAAGACGAGGCTTGTCTGTACCTTTGGTGTAGTATATGTTCCAGAAGACTTCTCAACCTATGACCCTCGCACACAATATGCTGCGCTTCTCCATGAAGCCGCCCACCTCTCTGAATACTACTACGGAGATCCTGACCTTCTGTTTTCTGGTAGCATCAAAAGCCTACCACCCAAGACGAGTCGGTGGTACAGGCTTTTGTTTCTGTTGAAGTATATCTTATATCCCCTACCCATTTGTATCTCAAAATTTAGGGCAAGCGTGGAATATAACGGTTATTTGCAAAATGTAAGAGTTTTGAGAGACTTTCACCATTATACACCTGCACAGTTCAAAGCGTGGTTTATCTCTACCTTCTGCTCTGCAAGCTATGGTTGGATGATGCCTCGAAGTGATGCAGAAGCGATGTTTGAGAGGATGGATAAGCAGGTATTAGAAGAGTCTTGGTTCGAGGATTGGGAGGATCGTTTGTTTCTCTACTCTTGTCTCAGAGAGAAGATCTGATTCTCGAACAAGAAGCGGTAGTCTTCGATGTGGATAGGGTTGACGTAGCACTTGTCTCCTACCTTTTTGATGTGGCAGAAGCCTTGTTGCCAGTTTGCGGGGCCAGCTAGTTTATAGTGAGGGTTTAGACTACACATACACCCGTTGATCCAGACCTTGATCGTTCGTGTGAGATCGGTTTTTGCCATCATCTGCATGTTGTGTTTGTGGTTGAAGATCCCCGATACACCCCAACGGTCAAGGTACGCAGAAGCCGAGTGCTTACTTGCAATATCACCGTGCCAAATATGTATATCCCCATATACATCAAACTCTTTATAGGGCTTGTACGACACGTTGTATTCTCTAAGGTTGAGTAGGACTTCTGTAGAGAAGGCCCGTAGTTTGGTAATCTCTGGTTGTTTTTCTGCATACAACTTCAAGCGTACATCGTGGTTTCCATCCATGAAGTAGATATGCGCGTTTGGACAGGCGGATCTCAGTGACTTTATGAATTCTTCCCACAGTTCGATCTCTTCTTGGAGTTGATGGATCTTTAGCGGTGTTTTGTGATACTTGGAGAGAGAGTAGCAGTCGAGAATGTCACCGTTTAGAAAGATGTGCTTTGGTTGTGTGGTCTTGCAGAAGTAGATAAACAGTTTGACAGCCTTTGGATCGTGATCTCCAAAGTGAAAATCCCCCGCGACTACGGCTTCCTCTGGTCGTACTGTAGATCTAGCCCCTCTTAGCCCCTTAATATGCAAAGACATCTACTCCCCCAATCGGATACCGCAGAGAGCCGCACCTGCGATGTAAAGAGATGCCCCCGTCTTTTTGAGTCCTATTGAGTATAGGACTTCGGCTACAGGGTGTATGGCCACATAAAACAAAGTATGCTTCATCTTAGATACTCCGCAGGTATGACAGTTGGTAGGCTTTTATAGTCCTTGTAGAAACCGCAAACAAAGCGACGACCACGGGGAGTAAGACGATACCAGTACGAGATCTTCTTCATTGCTTTTTCTCCTTTGTTTGTCCGTTTATGGCTTTTCGCAAAAGACCTTCGGCGTGTTCAATCGCTGTACGGTCGATCTTTCTATGTCCACGCTTTGCTGCTTCTACGCGGCAAGCGGATATATGGTCGTGGATCTCTTTCGTAGCGGTGTCTAGTTGTATGTTGTGGGCCAACATGACGCATCCGTATGGTTGCCACAAGCCCACTACGATACGCGGATCAATCTCTCCGAAGATTGTGAGCATCTGACCCTGTAGTGGGCTGTCTTGCTCTTTCATTGTACGGCCGTCAATGAATTTGATACGCTTTGTGAGAAATACAGCCGCAGAACAAAGGTCGAGAGCCTTGCGACACCAGACGGTCTCTGTGGCCGTATTGGTGATCATGGTGAGTGTCTTTACATCACCTCGAACGATCTCTGTGTGGATCTTCTCCACTACGCGAGTCATTGTAGGTGTATCGTAGGGTGGATTGATCCAGACGTTACCAAACCAAGACTTCGAGAGACCATCTTGGTCTTTGGTGTAGAAATTCTCTGCACCTACAAGACCGTTAGCCTGTTCGGATGTCATAGGATCGAGATCGATAGTTCCGCCGTACATGGCCCGTACATTCTCTGTGATCCAAGCGGGAGTGTACCACTCCGTAAAGCCTGTGTTTTGCTTTACCTTCGCCTTACGCTTCTCTTTTGGGGTAAGCGGTTCTTCTTCTTTTAATGTAGGCACAAAAGACAGATCCATCTGGTTGACAGCCTCTTCGATCTCAATCAGAGCAATGGCTGTGTTTTTTCGATCTGTCATAGTGTTTCCCTTGTAACGAGAGGCTTGATGCGGTCACTTTCGAGAACAAAGCGGAGAGTTTGTTCCTTGTCCCAATTTGCATTAGGGATAGCAAGGAAATTTGCGTGGTGTGCATATTTATCCCAGATCTCAAAGCGCCCCCGTTCGGATGGGTGGTTTGGATCTCTTTTTGTCTCTTTGCTACCTTCACGTTCAATCCACAGTATCCTTGTGCGATACTGTAGGTGGTTCATAAAGAAGTCTGCTTCTGCAAGTGTACGACAATCGGAAACGATGAAGGTGTTATTTTGCATTTTCTGGCAGGACTGATGGGCAATACGACACCAGACATCTTTACCAAAGATAGGGTGAACAGCGTCGGTTCCGAGTTGTTGCAGGATCTCTCCCACTGTCATGTTCGCGGCAGGGATAAACTTGTTCTTACCTTCATGGGTACTGCACCACTCAGGCGGAAAATCGAACATAACAGGGGCCATACCTTTTAGCGGTGCAGCGAAAGCGATTCTACGGCTATCTTCTATGTAATAGCACAAGAAGTCTGCAAGCGTATCTTTACCAGATCCCATTGCACCGCAGACCAGTATCATGTTCTTCTTTTTCATGTGCGTTATCCGAGGATCTTGAGTGTATTGCGACGGACAACGATCTGATCGTTGAAGGCGGTAAGTAGTTCTCGTGTCACCTTGACAGCAGCGTGTGTGACAGGATCGGGGGTCTTCTCGAATCGCTTACAGTACATTTCTGCCATCTCAAGCCAATCAGCACAAAGATCGACGTGGATCAACTTCATCTTGTACCGACCAGATGCGACCTTATGCAGTTCATCGGTGATTTGTTCGTACAGGGTGTCGAGTTGAAGTGTCCAGTTCTTTGCAATAACTTGTTTTTCGAGTTCTGCGGTCTCTTTGATGAAGAAGCGTGAGAGGGCATCCACGTCAGATGCTTTTGGGAGAAGTGCGCTCAGGTCATATTTCTTCATGGTTTTCATCTCAATCTCCTTTGTGTCTTCAAGCCAACATCGGCTTATGTCTTATGGTTACACTAAGAAGATAGAGGTGTCAACTACTTTTTGAAAAAAAGCATGACCACGCCTACCACGATAGCCCCCACAAAGGAAGATCCGAGGGCCACAGGTAGCCAAATGATCTTGTCGCTCCACTTGTTCTCACCCTTGATCACAGCCAGATCCGTATCAAGGCGACGAACATCCACCTCGATCTTGTTGACTTGCCGTGTCAAATGCCGAACATCGCTATGGATCTGTTGGAGCATTGCGATTGTATAGGTCTGAGGATCGAGATCTCGGAAATTATCAAGCGGTGAATTCGTATCGCTCACTTTACCACCCCCACAACGATCATACCGATAATACCTGCGGCTACAGCTACACCTAAAAGTACCCAAGGAAGAGGCGATCTTGCTTTTTGCAAATCCTGCTCAAGAGACTTTCGCTTTAAGATCTCCCTTGCCAGATCGTTGTCTCGTTTTTTCTTGCATGTGTCGAGATCTGTATTGAGGTTAGAAATGATCTTCTTGCGTTCTGCGGTCTTCTTACGCATAGCGGCGATCTCTTCTCTTGAGAAGCAGATGTCACGAACATCTTTAGCGTACGCGATAGGCGACCACACAAGGAGAAGAGAGAGTGTAAGGCATACCCAAGCCTGTCTAATCATTCAACACCTCCCTTAGTGTGTCTTTGCGTAGTTGCTCAGGCGGTACAGTGTGCGTGTCTTTGTCGATCTTCTGGATCTGCTCTTGGTAAGTCTTCTCGTGCTGAGTCTTCTCTTGTACGGCTTCTTTTTCGATCTCTGCTTCTTGTTTGAGGTGTTGGAGATCGAGATCCGCAGATGGTACAGACTGAGATCGCTTGAATAGTAGCAGAGGGGCCACAATCAAAAGGAGAAGGATCGTAAGTCCACCCAAGATCCAACGCCAGTTGGAACCAGCCTTGACCCAATTTACAATACGGCTGTAGAGTGCAAAGAATGTTTGCATGTGAGTCTCCTATACGGGCATACTATCGGGGTTTTTAGGGGGAGGCGGTGCGGTATTTACGGGGATGTTTTGCGTAGGTTGCTTGAAGGCGGAAACGACACTACGGACTTGACCACCACCATAGCAGGTGACAGACGCCCCGATAAAGTAGGACGCAGAAGTCCAGATAAAAGTAGCAAAGGCTTTGTCCTTCAAGAACATCCCCAAAGCAAAGACGGTGAGAAGGATACCGATCAGACCAAAGGTGAAACCAGCCCAACGCATCGAAGAGTGATATTGGTGTTCATCCTTGTGGATCTCGATCAGGATGTTTCGTTTCTCTTCCATACTTACCTCCAAAAACTGTCATGGAGTCGAGCGGCAAAGACTTCATACAATTGGTCTTGGCCCCAGACTCGTTTGATACCTGTACCTATTTCGTGTGTCGAACTTGCAGACCATTCCATCCAAGATCCGTCTAGTTCACCCGCAAATACAAAGGAGTGACCCGAACCATCATTGCGCCAGATCTGCACAAAGTCACCTTGTTGAAGGCTTGTTGTGGGTACGAACTCACCAAGACCGTATTCAACGATCCCCTGTGGTAACCCACCACCGCGTCCACCGTTCTGTCCACCCCAACACCATGCCCACTTACGGAGGTCTTCAATCTGGTGTTTGTTGAGTTCTCCTTCCTTCTCAAATAGCCGCAAGAGTTCGACAAGAAGCCAAAAGGTAGCACCTGAGCAATGCACAAGCCCGTTGGACTTACGCAAGACCTCTTCCCCCCAAACAACATCTTTAGGGATACCATTTGATTCTGATTTCGTACTGTACCTTGTGGCGGGTAGGTCTTTGATGATCTCTAAGATAATCTCCCACATGATGCCTTCCGAGGTGGTTAGATGACTTTTGAAAAGCCAGTTAAGATTGAAGGTTTGCTACAGTATGACTCTGAGGGCTTTCGTTATGCCTTCTCTGCTATCAAAGCGTATAGAGAGGAAAGACCTGCCGAAATGCGAGGTAAAGATAGGGCTTTACCCTATGAGATACCTACGGCTCCAAGCATCTACCGTAACGTGATTGTGTACGAAACTGCAAGTCTCCTAGTTGTAGAGTTTTTACCGTAGAGGTGTGAAATGGCAAAGAGTGATCTTGTTCGTCGTGTGAAGGATCGGTACAGAGAAGATGTGTCATACCACGAAGCGGAAGAGATGCTACACACGGTATTGGATGCGGTACGCGATGAAATGGTGGCGAGAGGTGAGGTGTTCTTACCACAGATCGGTAAGTTGCAGATCCAGAACTCGAAGCCAAGAGAGATCGAGGGTATTGATGGTCGTGTGGAGATTGTAGAGATGCGTAAGAAGGTGTACTTCAAACCATCTCAGAAGATCAAGAAGTATGTGAATGGTGGCAGATGAAAGCAGAGCAATACTACTCAGAGAAGAGGCGTTCGTTTTTGGAGGGCGGTCGTGTGTTAATCTGGTTCTCTTGTGGTGTGACTTCGGCTGTTGCGGCTAAGATTGCGTCTGACAAGTACAAGGATACAAAGACAGTAGAGGTTCTGTATTGTGATACAGGCGGCGAGCATCCTTCCAACAGAATCTTTCTCAAGGACGTAGAGAAGTGGTTGGGTATCAAGATAAGAGTCTTGAAGAATAAAAGGTACAAAGATCACTTCGATCTATTCCAAAAGAAGAAGCACCTCAACAGAGGCGGTATCGTGTTATGCACACAAGAACTCAAGAAGAGTCTAAGGCAAAAGTATGAAGACCCTGTAAGAGATATTCAGATTTTTGGATTCGATACGTCGGAAGTTTCACGCCTACAAAGGTTCCGAGACGCTAACGAAGAAGTCTATGTAGAGACTCCACTTATTGAAACTGGTCTCACAAAAAATGACTGCTTGGCTATAGTACAAAGCGTAGGGTTGAGATTACCAATAACCTACTTTCCTCAGAAGAGTGGCGCACCATATAAACACGCAAACTGCTTAGGGTGTGTAAGAGGAAGTGCTAAGTATTGGTCAAAGATTCGCATAGACTTCCCAAAAGTCTTTCACAAGATGGCAAAGATTGAGCAGGAAGTTGGGGACAAGATTGTAAAGTACAAAGGACAATGGACTGCGCTTTATGATCTACCTTTGGAAGTAGAAGACGACGATCCAGACTACAACTTTGAGTGTTCTATTCTGTGTGGAGACTTCTTATCTTCTATAGAAGGAGAAAACAAAGGTGGAGAATAACAGGAACAATCTTACTGTTAGGATGATCAGGTTCAGTATAAGATGTGAAGCCGAGATTTAGAGGCTAAAACCTGATCCACGACTGAACACATTAGCAGTAGATCCATGTCTCCTTACTCTACCAAGGTCTTGAGGTGCGCCACACTCCCCTTAATGATCCTATAGAGAGGGTGGATCACGGAAAAACAGAATCTTGTAAGAAAATGGACTACTGAACTAACTAGCATCTGTGGGGTTGTGTTTTTGGTATGACAAAAATGTCTCAGTATAACCCGATCCACGACTGAACAGATTAGCAGGAGATCAAGATCTACTTACTCTACCAAGGTCTTGATGTGCGCCACCCTCCACTTAATGATCCTATAGAGAGGGTGGATCGCAAAAAACAAGATCCTGTAAGAAAATGGACTACTGATGCTTTTGTTCAGTCGTGGATCGCAGCGATAGGTGGTATAGGCTATGAGGCAAGATACGACGAGATCCACGACTGAATAGGTTATCAGTAGATTCATATCTCCTTACTCTACCAAGGTCATGCGATGCTCCACCATCCCTATAATGATCCTATAGAGAGGGTGGATCGTGACAAAACAGAATCTTGTAGGAATATGGACTACAAACCTCAAGACCTTGGTAGAGTAGGTCGAAACACTACCGCTGAGATTCTGTTCAGTCGTGGATCTATAAATACGTTCAGTACACTACGCGCACCCCCAAAACGAAAGGACATACAATGACTCAACTCCACAACATGATCTCCGAACACGGAAGACCAAGAGACCCCACGGCAAAAGACTACATTCAGATCACTAAACAACTCCACGATCTGATTCGATACAAAGTCCTTGTCGAGAACAATGTAGAGGTTCTGGCTGAGTTCGTTCTTGGCTACAAACCCAAGCCCTTTCACCGTGAGTTTATGCGATGGCAAAACGGATGCAAAGAGGGTATGCTTTTGGCTTGGCGTGGTTCTGCAAAAACGACCTACTGCACTATCACACGTTGCATCTTCGAGATCATCAAAAACCCCAACATAAGAATCCTCTTGGCCGCAGCTTCTTCTGCCCAAGGCGAGAACTTCATCCGAGGTATCAAAAGTCACCTCGAATCTAACCCTAAACTCAGAGAGATCTTTGGTGACTACACCACAAATGCCCCCCTCTGGACTACCTCAGCTTTCACCGTCAACAGAAGATCATCTCACGCCCCAGAACCGACACTTATGGCTGTAGGCGCAGGTACAGCACTGCCCTCTCGACACTACGACCTGATCATCTGTGACGACCTTGTTATCTCTGACAATGCGGCTACAGAGGGCCAAAGAAAGAAGATCGTGGACTACTACTACTCTACCCTTCTCCCCACACTTGATCCCAAGGAAGGGCGCATCTGGGTACTTGGTACGCGGTGGCATGATCAAGACATCTATGGTTGGCTTCAAAAAGAGGATTACAAGGACTCAACTTTCATTATGAGTGTCTTGGACGAAGATGATCGTTCGCGGTGGGAAGAACAGTTTCCCACGGACAAGATGCTACGCATCCGTAGGGCCAATATAAACGCCTTTGAGATGCAGTATATGTGTAGGTCTGGGATAGGCTCTGCGGGTGTCTTTACAGAGCCTATGTTTGAGTATGTAGATGTGGTTCCGAGTGAGGGTATGAACTATTGGATGGGGATTGACTTTGCGGTGGGTCAGAAGGAACACAACGACTTCTTTTCTATCTCTGTTATCGCCACAAACAAGATCACAAAAGAGGTGTATCTGATCGAGGCTATCAAGAAGAAGATCCCATTCCCTGAGCAGATTGATACTATCCGATCTGTGCTACAAAGATACCCCCAGATCATACGAGTTGTCGCAGAGGCAAACGGTCAGCAAATGGGTCTTCTCCAACAGATCAAGAAGGACATTCCTGAGATCCCTTTGCTACCCAAGTTCAACCAACTTGACAAGACAGTCAAGGCGCAGCACGTTACCTTGCTTCTCAGTTCACGTCCATTGAAGGTTATGCGGGATCAGCACGAGTTCGTAAGGCTCTTGTTGGGTTTTCCAAACATCCACGGTTCAAAGGACGTATTCGACTCGTTTGAGATTGCCTATAGCGTATCCCTCAAGGGTGCGCGAAAAGAGAGATCTACTGAATCCGCCTTGGATACTTTGATATAGGAGACACAAAGATGTCATCTTCCGTTGGTGTACGCCGATATTCTACTGTGGTCACGGCCACAAACGCATCCTTAACTGTCAATTGTGGTTTCCGTCCTGTCTCTGTCCGTGTGCAGAACAACAGCAATCAAGTGATGGCCGAGTGGTCGGATAACTTGGCTGATGCTTATGCCTACAAGACGGTTGCAGACGGCACACGATCCGCTGTTACTTCGGCGGGTATCACGCCTACCTCTACAGGCTTCACGCTTGGCGCTTTGGCTGACGTGAACGATACTACGACTGAATCTCTGCATGTGGAGGCTTGGGGTTAATGCCTATCGTCAAAACAAACTTTGGGGTAGGTGGTAGCGGTTTATCCGCTGGTCACGCTAACCCTGACAGCCTCGCCGATGTTCTCCGTGGTCTTGTGGACGACATCTCTGGGCGTACACCTGCGACTCTTGCAGAAGATAGTGCTACGTTCACAGAGGTCGTTTCCGCTGACGCTACAGACCCCGCTTCGGCTCAGACTTTGGTGAACGAACTGAAAGCCTCTTACAATGCAGACATGGCCCTTGTTGTAGCCCTTCTCAACGAGATCAAAGGCGCACTCAATACCGCATCTGCAACCTCGGCCACAGTCACCAAAGGCTAACCCCACCATAACCCCGCAGGTGATACATGACATCTAGCGCAGAAAATCCATCTATTGAACTGGACTACAAGACCAAGGATGGTCAGATAAGACAGGTACGCGCTACGGTTGTCGAGTACGATCCGCCCAAGAGAAAACTCAAAAAGGAAGGTGTGGCGTCCGACGATGATAAGGGCGTCACACACGACCTGCAAGACCAACAGATCTATCCACCCTATAATCTCCAAGTCCTAGCCAGACTCCCAGAGTATTCGACAGAACTTCACCAAAACATCGAAGCGATGGTCACGAATACTACAGGCTTTGGGTGGCAGATCAAACTACAAACGATCCCAGAAGAAACTATCGAAAAGTACAAAGACGAGATCGAAGACGAATACAACCGCCTTATGGAGTTCTTCGAGTCGATTCATCCGTCTATGGACTTTACGGAGATCCGTAACCGACAACTTGCAGACAAGCACACTCTGGGTAACGGATACCTCGAACTGATCCATGACCGTAACGGTAACCTCACCGCCGTTTCTCACGTTCGAGGGCAGTTTATCTACCTGCTACGCAAAGATCTCACACCTACGCCTGTTCGTGTACCCTATATCCGCAAACGAGACTTCCAGATCGACTACCGCGTCCACTATTACTGCTTTCGTCGATATGTACTAGACGCTTTGGATGGTAAGCCGATCTACTTCAAAGAAGTGGGCGATCCTCGTCAGATGGATAAGTGGACAGGAAAGTATGCAGGAGAGGGTGAGACTATCCCCTTTGAAGACCAAGCAACAGAACTGATCCACTCTTACATCTACAATGCAGCTTCCGCTTATGGTGTACCACATTGGATCGGGGCATCTGTGGCAATTGCAGGTAGCCGAGAAGCAGAAGAGATCAACTTCAACTCTATCTCTAACAACATGGTTCCGTCCATGTTTGTACTTGTCGAGAACGGCGCACTCACAGATAAGAGCATCCAACGCCTAAAGCAGTATGTAGAGAAGAGGGCGGCATCCAACAAGAACAGGTCTTCATTCATCATCCTTGAGGGTGAGCCTATGAACGAGGGCGGCCTTGATACATCCAAGATGTCCATCAAACTCGAACCTCTACAGGCTGTCCAACAAAACGACGAACTCTACCAACAGTATGACAAGAACAACGCAGAGAAGATTAGAAACTCCCTGCGTATCGCTTCTATCTATCTAGGTAAGGGTGAAGGCTTAAACAAGGCAACAGCAACGGTTATCAAGGCAACAGGTGACGAACAAGTCTTCGCCCCAGAACGAGTAACAGAAGATGCGAAGATCAACCGACACATTATGTTACGACTTGGTGCGCGTTTCCACTACTTCGAGTCAAACCACCCCAACATCACAGACGACTTTGAGTTGATCCGCATGATGGAGATGGCCGAGAGATCGGGTGGTATGACACCAAGACGCGCAGATCGTATCGTTACAGACGTGTTTGGCAAGAAGATCGGGCCAATGCCTAAAGAGATCCCCTTGGATGTACCTTACAGCCTAACATTTGCCTTTGCTCAGCGTTATGATAACAGCGGAAAGCCTGATCCCGCAGACTCGGCAGGTCGTACAGCCCCGCCAACACCAGAAATGGATAACGACGATGACGACTAAAAAGAAAGATCTCGTGCAGATCGCCAAGATGTTTGACTTGCAAGAGAACGAGAGTGTAACCGATCTCTGCCGCAAGATCTACAAGGCGATCTATGCCTACCTTTCCAAGAAGTCCATGTGGAATTGCGACGTGTTTGCTATCTACATGGATAACGTGATCCTTCGAGACTACAACGAGGGGTGTTGGTATAAAGTAGAGTACACGAGAGAAGGCGAAGAGATTGTGATGGGTGAACACGCCGAAGTTGAGATCCGCTTTGTGCCAAAGGGTAACGTAGCAATGTCCGACCAAGCCTCTTCGTCTGTTGAACGTCACACCCTCAAGCCAAACTTGTTTGAAGGTGTATTGTAAAGAGGTCACGATGCTTATCTCACCAGAAATCCTAGCCAAGATGCAACACGAAGAGGTTATACACCTACATAACCTCTTACACGACGCTCACCATCTTGAGGATGCGAGCCTACAGTTACACCTATCTCTACACCAAGAGATTGCAAAGCGAGGTCTAATGGTCACACAGGACGACCAAGATCATCACGTCGCAAAACTGGCTTGTAGTGCAGGTTTGGATGCTGATTCAGTTTCTTCTATGGGACTACCTTCTGTCTCTTTTGTAGAGAATGAAGTTACGCTCTGCCCCATCGAAAAAGCGGAGACAGACAAAGAAGAGAGAATGGTGTACGGGATCGCCTTGGAGCCTAACGAGGTTGATTCATACAAACACACCGTTACAAAAGAAGAGATCCGCCAAGCCGCGCACAAATACCTATCCTACAATCAGATCCGTATGGTTGGACACGAGCGCGTAGCAAACTCTAAGATCACACTCCTTGAGTCTTATATTGCACCAGTTGACCTTACGATTAACGGGCAGAATATCAAAGAGGGATCTTGGGTTGTGGCGATGAAGATCCATGACGAAGAGATCTGGAAGCAAGTGAAGAGTGGGAAACTAACAGGCTACTCAATCGGTGGTTGGGCTGCTTTGGAAAAGGTGGGAGGTGATAAGTGACACAACCTATTGAACTGAAAGACGCGCCTATCCTATCTGATGGATCTCCTGCACCTGTTGGGGCCGAGGCTGAATTGCAAAACTTGGATGTTGAGGAACTTTCTCTTGTTGGAAGACCTGCCATCAAGCGCAAATTCATCATCTTCAAAGAGGATGGTACAACAGAGTTAGAAGAGACTGAGGTATCCGTAGATCGCCTTTCTTTGGAAGAGGAAACGGACGCTCTTTACCTCAAATACTCTGACGGTGTTGTCGTTGAGATTGGATACCAAGACTATATCCAACTACTTGATCAAGCCATCGAAGACAACGAAGAGATTGTTGACCTCGCTATCTCTTTGGCGGATAGCCTTGAGAACTTTAATGTAGAGTACGATGGGAACCAAGGCTGTGTAACCAAGTCCGAGTTGATCGGACACGCTAAATACAACCTTACTCTTGCCGCTGATGGTGAAGAGGTGAGTATGGAGTCGTACACACCAACAGCCTCTATGAAGAAAGCGGCCCAACGCGGTTTGGATTGGCGTAGAGATTTTGGACGTGGTGGGACAGCCGTAGGCATCGCTAGGGCTAGGGATATTGTCAACGGTAAAGACCTATCAGAATCTACCGTCAAGCGTATGTACTCGTTCTTTGCACGACATGAAGTGGACAAGCAAGCCCAAGGCTTTAATGCAGGTGAAGAGGGTTTTCCTAGCAATGGTCGTATTGCATGGGAATTGTGGTCTGGTGATTCAGGTTACGCTTGGAGTAAGAGGATCGCCGCTCGTCTGCGTAAGTCTGAAAAAGAGATCACACCTGAGCAAAAGTCCAACGTCTATAGCGCATATATGGCTTTAATGCAAGCCGCAGATGCGTCTGACGAGGTATATGAAAGCGTGGCTATCAAAAAGGGTTCCGTACTCTCAGAAACACTCAAACGTCTAATCGACAAGAAGGCTAAGAGTCGCGCTGATCGCGGTGAGATTGTCCGTCAAATGGCTGAGAAGGCGGGGATCTCTGTTCAAGCCGTTTATGATATTATGAAACAGAAGATCGACTGCCCACCTCTCAAACGTCTGGCGGCTTTTGCTTCTGTTCTTGGTGTTGATGAATCTATCCTTAGATCCGCATCCCGAAGGGATGGTTGCAAACTTGACAAATCGGAGAATACTGAAATGAAAGACAAGATCCTTTTCGACAAAGAAAAGCAAGCCATCCTAAAAGAGATTGCCCTTGAGGATGGTACGACCAAAACAGAAGAAGTGGAAGCCTCCCCCGAACTGTTGACCCTTCTCAAAGAAGCGTCCCAACCGAAAGAGCAAGCACCTGTGGCTCCTGTTCAACAACAGGAAGCACCCGCCCCTCAAAAAACCGATCCGCTTCTCGAAGAACTCCGTAAGCAGATCCAAGACTCCACCAAGCATATCAGCGACTTGCAAGCCCAAGTCAAGAAGTTGGAGTCTGCGGCTCCTGCATCCAATGGCAAAGAGCCTGAGCAAGCACCTGTGCAAAAAAGCAAAAGCCTTTGGGATAACGTACTCTAAGTCATAGATCATGGAGACACATAGCATGTCCACGAATCAAGAGTTTCTACAAAAAGCAGCCATTACCACGGATGCCATTGCTTCCGCTGGTAAGTTGAATCCCGAACAGGCTCAAAAGTTCGTGGATTACGTCTTCGATCAAACGAGCCTTGCTTCCCTCGCAAGTGTGCGTAAAGTCACATTCCGTAACGAGACTTGGGAAGTTGACAAGATCTCCGTTGCTGACCGTGTAGCCGTTCCCCATACCGAAGCAGGTGATCCTCTCGTCCGTAACGGTGTCACTCACTCCAAGGTCTCCTTGACACCCAAAGCGATTATGTGTCCTTTTGAGATCGGTGATCTCTACAAGCAACACAACATCGCAGGTGATAGCGTTGAAGATCACGTTATCCGTATGATGGCTCGACAAGTTGCCAACAACCTCGAACAACTCTACTGGTATGGTGACACTACCGCACCTGCTATCTCTCTCGAAGACTGGCCCTCTGGTGGTTCCGCTTCTCTCTACCGTAAGGATACCTACTACGGCTTGATCGACGGTCTCTTGAAACAGGCTGAGTCGGGTAACGTCTATGACGCCGCCAACGGTGACTTTGATCACCAAGTCGTCTCGAAGATGATCCTCAAGATGCCCACCAAGTTCCGTAAGATGCGTAACGATATGCGTATGATGATCCCTTGGGATCTCGACCAAGCATACCGCGAAAGCATCTCTACCCGCGCAACTGCAACTGGTGATGCTGCTCTTGCTGGTAACTCGGAGATGGTTGCATTTGGTGTCCCCTTCACACCTTGCCAATTGCTTGAGTCCAACCCCATCAAGGTCGAACACGTCACCTTGACAGGTACAACTCCTGTCAACCTCTCGTACACCAACATCTCTGACGTGGTTGTCACTCCTACCACTATCAGTACATCGGGTATCACACCTTATGTTCTGACGACCGACTACACCGTCAACACCACTACGGGCGTCATTACTCGTGCAGGTGCAGGTGGTATCTCCAGTGGTGCTACCGTCAAAGTGACCTATCGTACTTCCGCCCGTGCTTTGCTCACCAAGCCCCAGAATATCATCATCGGTATCGGCTTGGATGTCTCCATCGAAAAAGACCGTAACATCTACAAGCGCATGAACGAATACGCGATCCACGTCCAAACGGACATCCGCTTTGAAGAGGTGACCGCTGTTGTCAACGGCAAGAACATCAAGATCCCTAGCTAATCATCACCACCCATCCTGACCTAAGCAAAGGGTAGTGGGGTTCCATCCCTGCTACCCTTTTTGCTTATAGAGGTTATCATGTACCTTGCAAAATACAAAGGACGCGCAGCGTCCTACACTATCGTAGGCTTTACCTTCAAGATGGGTTCGTCTCGCCAAATCTCCTTGTCTAACCCAAGCGAGAAGTACCTGTACGAACTCCTAGTCAATAACCCAGACTTTGAGTTGGAAGACCTCACCTTGGCCCAAGAGCCAACCGTGGACGCGCATACGCCTATTGAAACGGAACCTGAGACTACCCCAAGCGATCTAGGCAACGAAGATGCTATGCCCCAAGAAGATAGCGAAGATGTCCTAGACGGCGTGGATCTGTTCCCTTTGAAGCAAACAGAACAACCCCAACAACAAAAAGCCTCGTCTAAGCGTGGAAAACGCTAACAAGGGAGGCGTACGATGGCTGATCTCAATGTCCAAAAACTAGGTCTCACTCAGCATAGTATGGGCGAAGACAGTACAGATGATATTTCAGAGACCTTTACCGTCTCCGAGTGTGTGTTAGATGGTATCTTCTTTCAGAAACCTGCAACATCGGATCTGACTATCACGCTGTTGAATCCTCAGATTGATCCTGATCGTACTAGCGGCACAATTGCCCTAGTATCTAGCCTTGCTGCGGATGCCGAGACGAGTGGATTTCGAGCCTCAAAGATCCCGATCTTTGAAGGTGCAACGATAACCGTTGTTACAACAGGGGCCGTTAGCGGTACAAAGCGTGTAGACTTCGCTTTTCGCCTTGTTCGTCAGGGGGCTTAGATGGCAGCACAAGATATTTCTAACGGTCGCCCTCTGCTTGAAGCAAAGACAGCGAAAGTACCGAATTGGCTGGATTTTGGTGCTTTGGCCTACTGGCCGCTACAAGAAGAAAGTGCCTTCTACTTAGATGAAGGCTCTGAGATGTGGGATATAACCTACACCGCAATGAATCGGCGTACGCACGACCTTCTATCTGGCGTCCATCTAAAACAAGCCGCAGCCGCTTTTGGGACGGGGACGTATGCAGATGCTCGTATTGTGTCCGAAATGTCTCTCGCGATCTTATTCAGAAGTGAGTCCGTTGCCGCTCTAGGTGGTATTTTCTGCTATACCACAAACGCCACAACCGACGCGCTCTGGGGTATCGGATGTAATGCCTCTGTTCAACCAACTTTTTTTGATAAGAGACACGGTGGGGCTGTGATCCCCACAACGCTCTTTATGAGCGCACACGCTCAAACTCGCCTGATCGTTGCGACACGTTCGGCTACAGGTGTAGTGAAAATCTACGATGACGGCGCGTTGGTTAGGACTACAGGTGCTGTTGCTGCGCCTTCTGTGCTAGGTACAGAAGTGATCGCCGTTGGTGGTCGAAATATGTTCTCACATGCAGGTCTTTGGAATTCAGAGTTATCTGAGGCTACAGTCAAAAGTATGACACGTTATGTCAAGCCTTGGCTTTCGCTCTAACACGAATAAAAACAGGAGAGTATTATGGCTTTCGAGCAATTTTTACCGCAACCGCCCAATTACAGCCTGACAGAATCTACAAATTTTTTCATGGATCTGTTTGGCACAAACACTCCGCCTCTTGTCGAGCCTTCCTCCGCAGCCGAAGAAGGCGATGCCTGTATCATCCGTAACCGACCCTCGGCAATTACTCGTGTGGACTCTGTTTCTCGCCGAGGGAAGGTTACAAAGATCCACCACTACCTCTACCTTTCCCCTCCTGACGAGTTTGGCCGTCAATACATCACGCCAGAGAGCGGCGTACTTTCCTAATCCTCGGAGGCAATTATGCCCTTCCAAGAAATCCTCGGAACCAAGCCTAAACAGAGCCTTTGGATGGATGCCTACGGTATTGAAATGCCGCTGGTAACGTCCATCGAAGAAGCCTATCCTGACGGGCCTTTTGTTTGTGAGGGTAAAGAGTGTATCCTTATTCGCCGATTCTCCGTTACAGCCAAGCGGCGGATCGGTACTGCGTTGGCAGATGAACAGGTTGAATACTACCACTACCTGACCACAGAAGACGGCGTAGTCGTTGAGGTTAGATCTCCGTCTGCAAGGTTGTTACCATGAGAAAATTATACAGAAACCGTTTCGTACACAATGTCATTGGGCATCCACTGATGGAGATCTTTCATCTTTGTGGTCTTGAGCGTTTGAGCGAATTTGTCCACGAGGTAACTCTACCTTCTACTTGGAAGGATTGGAAAGGCTTGTAAGGTGCAGTATGGGTGCGTATGTATCGGTATCTGAGGTCAGAGCAGAGGGCGCACCCGCATCATACTTGGATGCGAGGATCGAGGCTCGTATTGCAAAGTGGGAAAAGATCGTAGAGCGTCTGACCCGCAACATCTTCAAAGTCGTTGACATCGGAGAGATCACGGTAGATGGAAACAACTACCATGTACTTCACTTCAATGTACCGATTGTTGACGTAGAGTACATCAAGATCAACAACGAAACTGCGGAACTGGACTCTAGCCTCTATACAGTATTCAACGGTAAAACATCACCCGCAGATGATCGCTATAACCCTCGGATCGAACTCAAGCGCCGTAACGCATCTATCTTTACCGCTACGAGATCTATGTTTGCGAAGGGGTATGATCAGGTGATCAAGGCGCGTTGGGGGTATGTTGATCCTGATCCACTTCTGCCGAACACCTACATCACACCACCCCAGATCAAAGACGTGATCATCCAATGCGTCCTACTTGATCTTGATAACTACTGGACAAAGGGTATGGGTGGTGGTTCCTCTTCTGTAGCATCACCGATCCGACGTGAACGTACAGATATGCACGAGATCGAGTACCAACAAACGCAAGCATCACAGATCACTTGGTCAAACTTACCCAAGAACATCTATGACGAACTGATGCTGTTTCGCGCACCTATCGCTATCGGTGTCCCTGATACTCGCCACTTTGTTGAAACCGAGGGTGGTTTCTATGTGTTGGGGTACTAGTCATGCCAAGACCTCGTTTGTTGCACCCTATACTCTGCAAGGTTGAGCAGATTGACCACGATAATACCTTACTAGAGGATGCCTTCTTAAAGTCTTCTATTGGGCCTGTTGGACGCGCTACAGCCTTTACGGTGTATGGTCAAGTAGAAGAGGCGGGGGCAAAGAAGGCTACGATGCTAGAGGGCGGGATCGCACTTCAATATGATGGTTACGTTCTCTTCCGCCTTGAGGATCTTGAGACCGCAGGTGCTACCTTACAAGCAGGAGATCGTATCTCTGAGATAGGTGAGGGTACAAGACTACGCGCTGTGGATCTCTATATCGTATCCGTTCAACATGGTGGCCACTACCAAACATACACGGGCGCAACGCTTATCAAAGCCTTCTACCAAGATCGTCACCCTGCGAGGTTGTAGCCATGCCCAAAGCCAGACTAGAACTCTTCGATTTCCAAGAAGTCTCCGATATGTTGAAGTGGAGAAATGTACGCTCTGGCTTAAAGATCCACGTTGCAAGGGCTAACTCGAAGATTGGAAGTATTGCTCGAAAGGCTTTGCGTGAGTTTATGCGTAGTGGGGCCGCTACACGCAAGAACAAAGCACTCACGATCATTTTGAAGGGTAATAACAAACCACTCTTTCATACAGGTCAAATGGCAGGTTCTCTCCAAAAGAAACGAGAGAGTTGGCATACAATGAGGGTCGGTTTCGTAGATGATAAGCAAGTGATTGATCCACACACCAACCGCCCAAAGTCTCTTATCAAGATAGCAACAGGCTTGCATGAGGGTTATACTATCACCGTAACACCTCAGATGCGAGCGTGGTTTCACCACATGGCAAACAAGAATCGCAAAGTGAAGCCGCTGAAACCGAGCACAACAAAGATCACAGTACGCCCTAGACCATTTCTTCTTGCTGTTTTAGAACAAAGTCTTGTCAAGCAGTATCATACCTTGTATTCTGATGCTGTGGCTAAGGCTTTACTGCATAAAACAAAACACCGTGGAGCCAAGCCATGACACAGCGACTTGTTCACGAGTTTCTTTTCACAGAAGCACAAAGGTCTGGCTTGGTCTTTAGCGATGCAACAAAGATCCGACTCAATAGCCTTACCAACCAGATCGAGTTGAAGCCTACAGGAAAGGAAGCCCGTACAGGTCGAAACCTCTACCCAACGGAGGCAAACCTGTATGTCAAGACTGCGCCCTTCACACCTCGATCTGTCAAAAAGTGGTTTGGTTTTAGTGCTGTACCTCGCCCTACGCTACAGCCAGATCAAACGTCTGTTGGTTATCGTCTCAATAATGGCTCCAGTGACTACTATTGGGATGGTGCAGCTTGGGTGGTGGCAGGATCTAGCAATTGGAATACTGAGCAAGTTGTGGTTGCCAACATTGATACTTTTCCTGCGACGAGCAAACAAATTGCCGTTGTGGTGAACCTCAAAACAGACGATCAGTACGTCACACCCGCGATCTCTGCAATAGATCTTGGTTTCGAGGCTGAGATTGACTATATCCGATCTGTTCTAAGCGCCCTTATTGAATCTTTGAGAGATAACCTACGTTATGATCTACGTCTTGCTGTGGCGGGGAATGGGACGACGACTGTAACGCTTCCAGCGTATGATACAGCTTACGATATTGTTGGTGTTGATGCTGTCTATAACATGACAGATGATGCGGGGATGCACACTAACATCGCTTCTTCTTTCAACCCCGCAACAAGGGTACTGACACTCACAACAAGCCCAAGTAGTGCCAAGACCTTGCTTGTACGTCTAATCGGTCGCCCATCTGTGCAGTTGAGTAATCCAAGCCAAGACTGGCGCGAGGTGATGGCTTTCCCCTCTATAACCATTGACAACCTGACCACTGTTGGGGCGCAAGTGTATGGTGAGCAGTTCGTCAAGAATATCGCAACAGGTACGGCGTCATATCGTTATATGCCAATACGCCTACATATTCGTATGGATCTCTTGGCCGAGGCTGAGTCAAATGATACTGAGTTACATCTTTGGGAGGGTCTTTGGGCCTTCTTTCGACAAACGCCGCTCTTGCATTGGAAGGACTTGGATAAGCGAATCTTACTGAGGTTGGTAACGGATGGAGCCTATAATCAATCCTCTAACCTCAGAGATTCGTATAGGACAACGATGACTTGCATCTTGGAGAATATCTATCTATGGCTTGACGCCGAACAATCCAAGCCTCTCGTGTTGACTGTGAATACGACGTTGGATAGGAGATAAGAATGTCCACACTATATTTTGGGCCTGTCAACGATGCGGGTGTAACCGTCCGTGAGAAGGCTGCACAACCTAC